TATGCTATGGGATTAGCTGACTACATAGCTAGTGGCTTTGAGGATTTTGATGCATCTATGATCAATAATCCTGTAGGTCAGTTTTTTGACAAAGCAAATGATCAAATGCGGGAATCATTCCCAAACTTTCAGACAGCTCAGGAACGATCAGAGCAAGGTACTCTTAGTCAATTAGGTAATGCTAACTTTTGGGCAGACACCGTAGCAAATGGTGGAGCATACTCATTAGGTAGTATTGCTACTATGTATCTTACAGGAGGAGTAGGATTAGTTACAGGTGGGTTAAAAGCAGCAGGAGTAGGAGCAAGAGTTAGTAAAGGCTTAGCTTCGTACAGAGCAGCAAAAGCCTTACAAAATGGTAAAGGAATAGCAGAAGCTCTAAAAGTTGGTAGAAAAATGCGTACAGGAGTTGCAAGAGGGAGTAGAGCTATTGGGTACTTAGAGGGAGGAGCTATGATGTCTATCGCAGAGTCTGCAGTAGAAGCACGAGAAACTCAGGAACAAGTTTTTGATCAAATGCAACATGAGTTCCGTCTTAAGAATGGGCTAGGAGTAGAAGATAAAATTCCGGAAGTTACTTTAAACGATATGAAAATAGCTTCTTCAGATATGGCTTCAGCTGCATTTGATGCCAATCTAGCTGTTTTAATGCCTACTAATCTCTTTATGTTTCATGGCTTATTACGTCCTATGCAAACAGGAAAGAATGCTATACACGGAACAGGTTATGTAAAAGAAGGGGGTAAAAAAGTACTTAAAGATAACTTAGATGCTTTACCTGGGTGGGCTTCAAGAGCAGGTAAAGGTATAAGATCGTATGTAAAGCCCGCAATTAAAGGAGCTGCTACAGAAACATTTCAAGAATCTTCACAATACGCAATTACTGAGGGTATTAAAGATTATGCTGCTGAGCAGGTTGGGGAGCTTGGGAGTGTTGAAAGGTTTAATGCTATGCGTAGCGGGAGAGCAGCTAAAGGTTGGTTTGACAAATCACGTTACCAAAATACAGCAATAGGAAAAGTACTTAAAGATTACGAAAAGAATGTATCTACCCCAGAAGGGAGAGAGCAAGCTATGGTTGGGGGTATAATAGGTTTGCTTACTGGGGGATTTGGGGGAATAAAAGGTAAAAAAGCTAAAGATAAACTCACAAAAGATGCTCTTACAACATTTGCTAATTTTGGTCAAGATGTAAAACTACAATCTTTAGCAAAATCAAATGCAAACGGGGAAATGTATATGCAGCTTATGGAGGCAGCAGAAGCAGCTAATGACACTCAAGCGTATGAAGATGCTCAGTTTGGGTTAATAAGAGAGTATGCACTGATGCATGCTAGGAATGGGACATTTGATGCTTTTATTGAAAGGCTAGAAGATTCTTCAGATCTGTCTAAAGAAGATTTTGATTCATTGTTTGGGAGAGAAAGTGTAATTAATAGACAGAAAAATGGACAATTTAATACTGTAGAAAGAGGAAATAAAGATAGGGTAACAGAACTTATAGATAGAGTCCAAGATCTTAAGTCTACCTACGAAATGGTAGAAGAACTGTATCCTTCTAAATCACCTAAAGGAGCTATACTTAAAGGTCTTACTAGGGCTCTTGGGGGAAAAGAGCGGTTAAAAGAACTTAAAGAACAAGATTCAGATTTAGCTATATACAAAAATGAGCTTGTTAAAAATTTAACTACAAGTAAAAACGCTCATAGCAGGGCTAGAAAAAATCTTACAGAGCTTAATAAGCTAGATCCAGAGTTAAATGTAGAAACTATACTTGACATTCATAATAAAAACTTCGCAGATGTTTCTATAAATCCTGGAACAGCTGAAGAAAAAATAACTAAGAATGTTGAAGCTCAGAAAAAAATTCAAAAAGCACTTAGTGAATCGTATGCACGAGCTATAGCTAATGGAAACTCTGCTATAAAAGCACAAAAACTTGTTGCAAGTATATACCAAACGTTAACAGACAGCAACGATGCTTTACGTGCGTACACTAACTTAGAAAGCTCTCCTGAAGAAAGAGACATATTTGTATCACGCGAAAAAGCAAAAGCAACAGCAGAAAATCAAAAACGTATTGATAAGCAAGCAGATGATATTATTGCGAACACTGAAAATATAGCTGACTTAGAAAAAGCAAAGAAGCAATTAGTCCCAACTTTAGAAAAGGGGGAAAAACTAGAAGAAGGAGCAGAAGTAGTAAGTCCATTTGCACTAAACAAAGTTGAGGATGAGATTGTAAGAAGAAGAAAAGAAGGGAGAGAAAAGTACTTAGAGTTTCGAAGCATGAATCCTGATGATGTCTTAAAGATGGATACATCAAAAATGAGTGCTATAGAGAAAGAAGCTTGGGGTAAAGACGTAGCAAATATTAAATCTGGGAAAAGAAAAGTTGCTTCAAAGCCTGTAGTTAGTCAAAATACAAAAGACAATACAGTAGACAAAGCCAATGAAAGGAAAGTAAATACAAAAAATAATAGGAAAAAAGACGGAGTCAGAAGTAGATACGGTAAGGGTCAAAAAAATGAAAAGCAAGAATCTCAGTCAAGATCTAATAACATAGTTACTCGAAATGCAGAAGGAACAAGTGGTGAGTATCAATTAATTCCAAATAAGGATGATACTAACAGCCCATTTGTAGCAGTAGATTCTGAAGGAAACCCTACCCCAGGTATGTTTGAAGCAAGCCATCGTGTAAACGGGGAACCTATTATAAAAGGGAGAAGTAAACTTGCAGATCCTGAAGTTATAGCAGGAGCAGAAGTTACACTGTCTGTTATAGAAACTGACTGGTGGAACAACGAGGCTACTGAAGAGCAGAAAAACGACCCAGTTAAGAATATGCCTGTCTATGTAAAAATAGGAGATGATATTGTAGGGGTACTAGCAGGTGCACAGACTTCTTTAAGAGAAGCAGCAGTAAATGCTTATCTAAAAGATGGTAATGCTGAAGCGGTTACTACAACTATTAAGAAAAAGCATGCTAATAACTTCTATACATCTGCTACTTCTAATAAGCTTGGGATGTTTGAAGAGTTCTATTTTTACAATCCAGTAGAAGCTCTTAACAATCCTATTATAGGTGTAGTAACACTGGGAGAGAACGGGAAGAAAAGATATACTGTACCTGAAGGTACAATTGATGAAGGTCAGATTACAGAAGATCTAGAATCAGGACCTCAAAATATGACCCCAGGTCAAGTATTCTTTGCGTTAAAGAACCCACATGGGAAATATATTGCAGCAGCTGCGTCTACTGCTAATCTTTCAGAAAGTGATCAAACAAGAGCGTTAGAGCTTATTCAGGAAGGTAGTCTTGAGGAACTTAATATACTTGTAGGTACTAATGTACTATACTCTGTAGAAGGTTTAGATAAAGGAAACAGCACAAAAGTTCTTTTAGGTAAACAATCTGGGGAGAATGTATTGTATTCTTTTAATGCAGTTGATGCCTATGGTAAATTAGATCCTAATATTCCTAACGGATTACTCATTAGAATTAATGATAAACTTGCAAAACGTGTTCTTAACGGGGAAAAAATAACATTAAACGATCTTACTGCTGGTGTAGAAAGGAACACTCTTCTTGTTAAACCATCTGTAACTATAGGTGAAACAGGGGCTGAGTTAACAGATGAGACAGCAGCAACTCAAGAAAACTCCATTGCAGCTGCTTATGTAGCTGACAACTTAGCGCAGTTATTAAAAAACATAGTAGCGGCTAAAAAATATCAAGTATCGCTTGAGGCTCTTACTGTCGAGGGAGGATTCGTAGATGCTAACAACAATGAAATTGTAGCTAAGGATGGGGTATCAGGATATGTTAGATACTTAACTGAAGGAACTCAAAGACCTGGAGGTCAAGGTTCTAAAGGTATACTAGGAACTACTACTAGAATTCTAAATGGGTCTGCGTTTATTGACATTGGTTTAGATCTTCAAGCTGAGGGTGAGGTTGATGGGGAGACAACAAATACTGCGGAAAAACCTATTATACCTGCTCAAAATCCAGAAGTTAAACCTGCAAAAACTACTACTAAAAAGACGAAGCAAGTTGCTCCTGGGCAAAAAAATGATACAGCTCCTAAATCAAAAACACAAGTAGCACCAACTGAAAGCCCGCAACCTTCTTGGGGAGAAGATCTCGACCTTACTAATCAAGTAGATCCAGAAACTGGTAATATATTAAATGCGGATAATTATGAGTTAGACCCTGAAACAGGGCTGCTACGTGAAATCACTTCTGCTCAACCAGCTAGTGATAGAAGTACGAATAAGATCTTGCTTAAAGACGGAACGTTTGCCTTATTCTCAGCAATTGCACTAGCAGAAAAAAAAGGAAGAATAAATATTTTAATGCTGCAGAAAGAACTTGAAGTAACTTATGCTGAAGCAGGAAAATTAATAGATAAATTAGATGATGATGGTTTTTTAGCACCGTTCGACGGAGGTGCATTTAGAATAGTTAAGAAAAACCCATTTAGATACCTTTCACAACAACAAACTATACTTTCAAGCGGAAGACCCACAACTTTATTAAATAAAGCTCAAGCAACAGCTTGGCTTAAAGAAAGAGGAATACCAGTAGATTTCTATGACCAGGCTATACGTATAGGCGGGGGTACTGTACACGGATACATGACGCAAGCAGGGGTAAATCTATGGACTCAGGGTGAAGTAGGTACTGAATACCACGAGTCATTTCACTATGTATTTAGAACACTTCTAAATAAAAAACAACGTGACGCATTATATGCTGAAGCTAAGAAGAACTTTAAACCATCTACAGCAGAACTTAAGAGTTTAAGAAAACTTAATCCAGAATTATCTAGTAGAGAGATTATGGAACTTGCTCTTGAAGAGAGTATGGCGGAAGAGTTTAGAGATTACGTAATGACTCTGGAGGAGACTGCAAAGACTATTCCACAAAGAATTAGAAAGTTCTTTAAAGACTTATATAGCTTTATTAAATCTCTATTCATTAACCCTGTGGGTATGAAACAGCTCTATTCTCTGATAGAAGCAAACAACTTACCAAAAAAGTATCTTAGAAATACTGAAAAGTTTGGAGTAGAGGCCACAGCGTTTGCCTATAATGAAGACATAGTAGACTCTGATTTCCATAAAGCTTTGCAAAAGACTATGGTTTCCTTTTTTGTAGAGGGGCATAGAACTAAAGAGGAAGCTATTGGGAAAGAACTATCTTTAACTGAATTTAGACAGCTGATAGGGCATGGGAAAGATAAAGGGCAAGTAGCTAAAACTTTTTTAAAGAATTCTTTTAGATACAAAGACTCTAAAAAAGCATTAAGTCTCGCAGATCTAGTTAAAGTTAGAAACAAGCTAGATGCTAATGAAGACCTGGGTGCACTGTTTGCAGAACTTGGTATGGAGGATCAGATTCCAATAGACACAGGTTTACCTCAATCACTTAATCCCGACTTTAATACTCTTACTTCTCTAGAACAACAGGAGCAGGAAGAGCTGCAGGAAAATACAGCGGGATGGTTTAGATACATGTATACAAATTGGTTTGATGATGTAACAACTGACGGTCTTGATAACATACGTAAGTTTGGGATGCGAACAATAATGATCCAGGGACTTTCAGTTCACGGGTACAACGTTCAGTTTGATACATTAGATCAAAAACAAGCTAATAGAGAAGATGCTAATGATGAGCAATCACAGTTTGATAAGATATATAATTTGAGTGCTATGGAGCAAAACCCAATGGATAGGGCTAGTGATGAAACTAGACGAATTCTTGCGGGTATTAAAGCACATGAACCTAATGATTTAGGATTAACTACATATGTTGATCTTGGTACATTAGAACGACTTATTATTCCTGCTGTAGCTAATAAAAATAACTTAAAGGAAATGCTTATTGGGTTAAAGGAAAGAGTTAAAGTTTTTCCTGAACTTGCCCCTGTTGTAGAAGCTCTTGAAAAAACTTATTCAGCACCACAGCAAGCTGCATTTTATACTACGTACGCACTTAACTACAGTGAACTAAGAATCATTGAAGAGTCGTACGATAACAATGTAAAGACAACTAAGCTAATCAACTCTAATCGTAAAGGGGCAAAGAATAATGCTATTGACGATTGGAATCACGGAGGCATTCAAAAAACTTCTAGTAAGCCTAATGCTATTTTTAAACTAGTTGATGGTAAGCTTACTGTAAATGAAGAGTACGAAGGACAAAACAGGGGAGAACTAGTTACACAGGCGTACTTAGCCATGAGTAATTTAGATAATGCTGTAGAAGATAGGATCAGGGGTTTTGCTGATGTACTACATTACATGGGACTCAACTTAGGGCCTACTGTTGGGGAGTCTAGGTTAAGACTTAATGATTATTTAAATACATTTTCAAATCCTAAAGCGGAGTTAATTTCTTTAATAGAAACAATACAACCTTCTCGAATTGTAAATGCTGCTTTTACATTAAATGTAGATGCTAGCACAAAAGCAGTAATAGATTCTTCTGCAAAGACAGAAGTAAAAGAAAACCCTGTTAATTTCTTTGTAGCTCAAAGTAATAGAATTAAAGAAATTGCTGAGATTAAAGCAAACTTTGAGTCTTCAGTAGCTATGTCTACAGTAAATGGAGCGGGTAAAGTTGTATGGCCATACAATCTCCCAACGCCAATGGATGCAATATTGCATCAGATGCAGAATAAACAGGATACAACAAATTCTTCGTACAGAGAGGCGCGTGACATTGTAGAAATGATGACTAAAGATGAGTTTTTCAATGCTTTGGGCCAGGCAAAATACAAATCAATTCTACTTCGTTTAATTAAAAGTGGTAAGTTTCAGATAACATCGCATGGACTAGATGTTTTAAAGTCAGAAGAAGACGAGGTAAGTAAAATAGATTACGAAAATGCTAGTTCTAGGGACTCACTTATTATGAGATTAGAGCAATACGCTAATGGGGGTAATTCTTCTGCAAACTACGCTGTACCTACGCAGGAAACTAGAAGTCGTATGGACTTTATAAACATGCCTAGGTTTACTGATCAGAAAGAAATGCTTGCAGCTGGGGTAGGTAATATAAAAGGTGCAGAAGCTATAATTAAAGGTCTCATTATTCAAGATCTTATACGTATTTCTAGAGATGAAAGGGTAATACGTGAAGGCAAAGATCTGATAAAAGATTATCATGATGGGAGAGAGCGGTATAAAGCATTTCAACTCACAGGAGTAGAAAACCTATCTATAGACGGTACTAGACTAAGCACATACATAGCTAGAGATGTATTAGATGATACGAATAAAGATGACAGCTATGCAGAATTTCATCAAGCTGTAGATAAGATGGTGAAAACTTATTTAAATGAGCATGTAAAAAATAAAGTAAAGTCTTTAGAAGATAAGATTAACGAATATAATCTTAATCAAAAGGGAGCATCCAGGCTACCTCTAGCAGCTATTAATAAGTTAGGGGGTTTAAATAAGTTCTTAACTACATACACTATCAACGAAACAGTAGCTCGATTAGAAATGGCTAAGGTATTTCGTGGGGGGATCTCTTTAAATAAAAGTGTTACGGATTTTTACAAACGTATGGGTTTGTTTAATACTCCAGGAAGTAAATTCTTTATGCAAGGGGATTCTAAATTAGATCCTGATTACGGAATGGTGAACGAAGTTAACCAAGGCGTTATAGACGAAGTTAGAATCGTTGAAGGAATACACACTGAACAAGCTGAAAGCTATAAAGCAGAACTTATAGAACAAGGAATATCGGAAGAAGAAGCAGAAGAAAAAACTAAAGGCTATAGAGCGGGACAAGCTGCAGCTGCTGATGGACAAGCTTGGGGATCCCCAAATTTATGGAAAGCCTTAAGAGAAGGAGAAGGATTGTTTACAGAAGAAGATGCTGTATGGTTTGATGAGTATAAGAAAGGAGGAGAATGGAAAGCCCCTTATACAGCACCTTATAAATTATATCATGAATCTCAAAAGCTTGTAGAGTTTACAACTATGAATGAGAATCAAAAAGAGCAGACAGAGAAACAGTACATCTCTGAAATGGATAAAAACTCTTACGTATTCCTTACAAGAGATCTTGTAGAAGGAAAACCATTCTTAACAGCAATGCTGGACAAAATGGAATCAGAGAATGTACATCTAATAAACGTTGTATCTGCAAAGAAAGGAGCTAAGCAAAATGTCATGCCTTTAGACCTAGCTTCCCCGGAAACAGCTTTTGATAACTTAGTAGTTACTAAGCAACAGGGAACTGATTTTTACAAACCTCAGACAATTAATGATAAGAAGTACGACTCTGTACGACTTAACAGACAGATTCGTAAAGACGCACTCAACCTTGTCAACAGAGAAGCTAGATACTATCTTAATAGAGGCATAGAAGGCTTAGAAACAGAAGTTTCTGGAGAGCAGATGCTAGAAGATTATCATGATTCTTTTGAAACCCTCTTACAGATTCAAATGTCAGAGTTAAAAACAGACTTAGGATATACTCAGCTTTTAACTGCCAAAGCTGCTAATGATCCTAAAGCTATGAAGGAGGCGGGAAAAGAAATATTTAAAAAGCTACGTAATCTATTTCTTAAAGAGAATATTAAACGTGACAGGCTTACAGACAATATTGAGAAACAACTACAGTTAGTATATGACAATGGTGTAGTTGATTTTGCTCTCCCAATTGCTTTCCCTGCGTATCAGGATAAATTCCAGAATCTATTTTTATCAATATTTAAGAATCGTGTTCTTAAAACAATGATGAAAGGTAAGGAAGTTGTGCAGGTAGCGTCCATAGGAGGAACAATTACAGACATCAATGGTGTATCTAGAGAGCTTAAGTTTTTATCCGTAGAAACAGACAAGCACGGTAAAAAGATTGGGCATGCAGAAGTTATGGTTAATGCTGAAATTGCTAAGAGGTTTGGGTTAAAGCCAGGAGACGATCTCTCTAAGATACCAGAAGAGCTTCTTAGAGCAGTTGGGTATCGTATACCGCACCAAGATAAGTCATCAACACTTATTATGAAGATAGCTGGGATACTCCCAATGTCTTATAATAAAGCTATTATTGTCCCAGGTAACATTACTGTGATGATGGGATCTGACTTTGACGTAGACAAGATATTTGTAATGTTTCCAGAGTTTACCAAAGCCTCTGAGTTATCAGATGACTTTGTTAAAGTAACTTTAGAAAACTATAAGTCTTTAAAAGGATCTCCAGGAGAGAATCTTCGTAAGATGGCTTTGCAGAACAAGATGCTAGATACAATAGAAGCTATATCTTCTTCTCCTGTTCACTTTAATGAATCTATTACCCCACTTGATACTAGGAGGTTAGAAGCTATTGTAGATATTCTAGATGAAGTTTTGTTTTTAGATGTAGAAGGACAACCTTTTGATTCCCCTCTAAAAGATCTAGAGATGGAGGAGAATTACAAGAACGCAACTAAAATGGTTGGAAAGTATTCTAACGCATTAGCCGGGTTGTCTGTAGCATCTGCAGGAAATAAAGGAAATGGTGTATCAATACCATCTACCGCTCAATTCACTATAGACGGAAATACTTATCACACAGTGCATGGTTCTCCTGAAAACTTTAAAGTTCTTGTTGAGCACTTATCAGCAAATCTTGATGCTGCAAATAAAATTCTAGGACCGCAGTTAAACGATAACCCGCAGACTGTTAATTCTAAAATACTTCTTTACTCGCTTGGTGTAGATCCCTTAGTTGTAACGTTGCTTCACAGAACTCCCATGGTTATGGATTTTGTAAAGTTGATAACTATTGACGGTCTTTACCCAAGTAAAGCATTTGAGAAATTAGGATTATATAGTTCAACTCAAAAACTTATTAAACAAAACAGTGAGAAAGAGGCGGCTGTATCTACCCCAATGACTACATCGGGGTTAAAAGATATGATAACAGCTGAACGTCCTAAAAATGGAATATATAGAGGTGAGGAATTAAAGGTTCTCAAAAACTTTGCTATTAGTTATTTCAAAGGTGCAGATCTTAAAGAGTTTTTTACAGCTATTACTCCAGATACTGCTGACTCTCTTTCCGATCTTGCACCTATGCAATCGTTAGTAGAGCTTATTGAGAAATTTAGTAAAAGTGATAACATGTTTGGGGAAGCATCTGTAAAGCAGTTCTTAAGAGAAGACTCCTTTAAGCTTTCTCGTTCATTCTTTAATGCTTTCCAAGAAATACTAAGCTTGTCTTCGGATCTATTCTTAGGCGCTACTCCAGCAGTAAAGAACTTTAAAGATCAGTTTAAATCTCTTACGGGTAAGGAATTCTTTACACCGGATGAGCACAGAGTTATGGATAGAGCTTTGTTCTATTGGATGGCCACAAAAGAAGGATCTCCTCTTAATAAATTAATAGCAGGAGACTGGGTAAAGAATATGGTTGACCCTACTAAAAACACCTTTACACGTTTAGAGGAGATGAGGGAAAAGCATCCTGAAGTTAAAAATAATCCATTTATAATGCGACTTGTTGCTGCGTCTTCGAATGAAAGTGAGTTAAATAGAGTATTTAATATTCAGTTTGAGAACATGCAAACAATGACTCCAGATCTTAGTAATGATATGACTAGGGCATTTAATGAAATCCTTACCAACGATGACGTTGAAATCAAACAGCTTGGGTATAGATTAATTAGAACTCAGCTTATGACTACAGGGTTTAGTCCAGGGTATGGTGCTTATCATGATATGATCCCTGTTGATACATTTACACAGAAGTTTTCATGGCACGAACAAAGTGTAGCAGAGTACTCAAGAGCTCAGATACGAGAAGCTCAGCAAAATCCTAACTACTTTGATAATGCAATTATAGAAATGGTAAGAGCATTGGGTGCAACTAGGACTAAAGGCATGGCTATGATTAGTCCTATAAATGAACCTTTTCAAGCATATGCTAATGATATTATAGGGTTTACTAAAAAAGGTCTAAAGCTTGCCCCAGTTATAACTATGAAACGCAAAAATAACAAAGTAGATAAGATTGATATATACGTTCAGATGCGAGATAATCTATATCAAAAAGTTAATCAATCCGGGCTTACAGGACAACTTAATGAGATTAATACGGGAGAAAATTCTGTTGTATCTTTAGCACCTAACTCAGGAGATGTTAGAAATGGGAATAGAATAAGTAATGTTACAGAATACCCAGCTTTAATGAAAGCAATTATAGACGCTCAAGCAACTGCGGGGAGACAAACAGAACTTAGTATTATTTCTAATTCTCAGAAAGATCAGCGTGTTATCACTAAAGAAGACTGTTAATAATGGCTTGTAGGTATATAGTAAATAATAGAGAATCTAAAGTACTTGATGAAACACTTAAGTACGTAGAAGATGTTGCATCTGAAGAACGCTCTGTCCAGGGTATTTCTAAAATACTCGAAGATAACGAGGTAATCGTAATGGCAGATGAAAATAGCGCTATTGTTATATCTGACACGCTTACCAATGATCGGTTAGAATCTATTAAAGATATAAATCTAGGAGCTAAAGAATTCTTTGGGGTAACTGAAGATCTTATCACAGTAGAAAAGGTTGGCTCTGTAAACAAACTTAATTTTAATACGTCTGTTTTAAAAGACATGACTGCTACTGAAAATAGCTCTACACAATCCCCCTCGCAATCACAGCAGGATGAGGATAATATGGCTCAAGAAGAAGAGGAAGATACTGTGGAGGATGAGGAAACAGGGGAAGATACAGTAATAGTAGAAGCTAGAAGAAATAATATAAAACAAGCTACACAGCAGTTTATGGTGGGATTACAGCAACAGGTTGACAGACTTGAACGACTTCCTGAAAGTAAATTAACTGCTTCAAAAATTGCTGAAATGGAAGTTCTTAGAAGAGAATTGGAAAAAGTAAAGTCCGAGAAAGCTACGCTTGATGATTATATGGATTTTGTAGATTTTGTAGTACGTACTTCAGAGAGAGCTGAAAGATTGATGGGTAGGATTACAGACGATTATACTGAAAATTATAAAAACGTACCTAATGAAAAAAGAGTTGAAATGCTTAAAACTCTTTCAGAACTTAAAAAGACTATAGACACTTTCTATGACAGGGATGACGCAAGATCTTTAATCTTCCACCTACAGGATGTAATAATAGAAATGGAGGAAAGGGAAGAAGGGGACATAGAAGAAACAGTATATCTACTTGATGAAGCAGCACGTAGAATGCAACGTGCTAATGAACAATTTTTGGAATCAGGTCTTGAAATACAAACCGACTATCTTCTATCATTTTCTCCCCCGGAAATAAATAAAGAACTAGCCAGTAGAATAGCAGGAATTGAACAGCATAAGCGTATTGATGGACTTAGTCGATGGGATCCTAGATACGCACCTGCTAGATTAAAAGGCATGCCTTCTGTACTTGAGTTAAACATATTACAGCTTAAGGAAAAAATGATTGGGAGAGAGTCTATACTCCGCGAGTTAAGAGAAACTCACAAAGATCAAAGTGCTTTAAGTGCTTTTTTCTCCCCTCTTGTGTATAATAAAGAAGCATCTATTCAGTTATTTGCTGAAGCTGTAAGAAAAGCTTTAACTCAAGCACATGATGAGACATTAGAGTTTAAGTATGATGTGCTCCAAAGCGAATTTCTTGAGTACAAAGCTTGGAGAATGGGATCAGCTAATATTGGGGAAGACAATGTAGCTAAGCTGTATGACCCTATAATAGAAACAATTATGGTTTCTACTGTGGATGCTGAAGGAAATAGAGTAGAAGTAGAAACTCTTACATTTGTACAAGAGTATGCAATGAACAAGTTTAATGCTGCAAAAGGACTTGCTTTTGATGAGATGAAAGAGTTGTATGGATTTCCTACAGATCCTGCTGAATACAATGAATTCTGGGAAAGTGATGCAGGCAAAGCATATTCTCAAGCTACTTCTATGTGGTACAGGGAGAATACAGAACAAATTGATGATGCCTATAAAATATTAGTAGCTCTTAAAGAAGAACGTAATAATATTTGGAAAGATATACAGAGACTTAAGAATGCAGAACATTCTGATCATTTATCTTCTCTATACTTACAGTATAATAATGTTAAATATGAGATACAAAAGTCTTATAGAAATGGGACATATATAGGTAAACTGTCTAGACCATTAAAAAAAGAATACAGTAACCCTAAGTTCAAGGCAATGCCTGCCCAAGCAAAAAAGTATTACGATGTATTACTTACACAATACAAGCAAGATCAAAAACGACTTGGGAGAAGTTCATTACGACGTAACAGCTGGGAAGATTTCTCATATATCCTCCCAAGCGTAAGAAAGTCAACATATGACAGAGCTGTTGAGAAGAATATATACAGTGCTGCTAAAGATTTATTTGTAGATGGTACTAGAAAAACAGAAACTGATACAGAATTTGGAGCTCTTCTAGAGGCTAATGGGGAAGCACAGCGTCTTATACCTCAATATTTTACTAATCTAGTTAATGCGGCGGATATATCAAAAGATGTAACTAACAGTATGATTAAGTTCAATGATATGGCTAACCGGTACAAAGCTAAATCAGAAATACTAGGTGTAGTTACTATGATGGAAATTGCTATAAAGAGCAGAAAGAAGAAGATTATGCAAAGCTCAGGCAATTATGTCTTAGAAGCTACTGCAAAAAAACTTGGCTTTAAAGGAGCTCAGCACGAGGCAACTGATAATGCAGAAACAAATACGTATAAGCAATTAAAGTCTTTTGTAGACAATATTGTGTATGGTCTCAGTGAAGAGGAAAGTAAGATGTTTGCAAATAAAACAAACAAGATTAATGCAGGTAAGATAAGTAGTGCTGCAATTACTTTAACCGCTCTCAGTACACTGTCTACTAACTGGTTGCAAGCAACTAATCAGCTCGTACTAGATAAACTAACAGGGACACAGGAAGCAATAGCTGGGGATTTCTATACTGTAAGTGATCTTGCATGGGCTAGGTATAAAATGTCTTTAGGTGGGGGCCAGTTCGCTTTATTAAATGATAAGTTTTTACCAAAATTTGGTAAGAAAAATAAACTTGCTAAATTTCTTGAAGCTTTTGATGCTTTACAATCCTTTGGTAACGAGTTTGGGCAAGAAGCGGGTACAGCTAAGAAAAAAGCTTTGAAGAAAGATTCTTTCATGGTACTTCAGCAGACTGCAGAGATGTTAGTTGTATCAGAAAGAGCTTTAGCTATGGCTCATGCCACTAAAGGACAGCTTAAAGACAGTAGTGGGAAAGTTCTCCTTAATAAAGATGGGAAAGAAGCACATCTATATGATCTTCTAATAGAAAACAGCAAAGGACGTTTAGTTTTAGATCCTAGAGTAGCTAATTTTAATAAAGATAAGTTTATAGCAAAGCTACATGGTATGATGAAACGTACCAACCAGCTGAAAGGTAACTTTGATAGAGTACGTGCACAGCGTGGGGCCTTCTCAAAACTTGTTACATTATTTAGAAACTATCTAGTACCAGGTTTAAGAAAAAGATTTGGTAATTTTGATGGAGCTATGATAGATGTAGAGATGGCCGCAGTGAATGAGGGTTATTACGCTACAACTATGAATGAGCTCATTAACGCTGGGTTAGATATGAAAGAAGGAAAGTTTGGAAAAGCCTTCGGTCGAGTAGCACGTCCAGGTATATTCTTTAAAAGTAAAACTGACAACAGAGTTAAAGCTAACATGCGTCGTATGTATTTTGAGCTCATCATAGCCAAAGTAACTGCAATGCTCGCTATGGCTCTTATAGGACTAATGGATGACGATGATGAAGAGTCTTACGCAGGTTCCTTTGCAGTTTACCAACTTCTTAGACTACAATCTGAGTGGACTCAATTTAGATCTACTGACTTTATAGATATTGTACAAGACCCAACAGCTGCAGCAAACCCTGTACGACATTTAGCAGAAATGTTACATTCAATGTGGCTTTACGGAGGTTACCATGCAGGTTTTCCTGGGATAGAAGAGAAAGAAGTTTATTATCAAAAACGAGCAGGAAGATGGAGAAAAGGAGATGCTAAATTTTTAAAAGAAACATCTGATTTTGTACCGGTACTTAGAGGTTCGTTTACATCTACAGACCCAGAAGAAGCAAGAAAGTACTACGATCTTAAATAACATTTGAGGGGCCAAAAAAAAGGGGGCGTTAGCCCCTTTTTCTTTTTATATTATTTTCTTCTGCAGAGAATAGTACTGCGGATCAAATACTTCTTTAACTTTATCCGGTTTGCTGTGTAATTCACTGTTTGCAGGCAAAATAACATCAAGATTCGATTCCATTTCGCGTCTTAAATTATCTGCTTGAAACAATATTTTACCAGTATGCCCATCAATATCAAATCCATGGAATTCTAAAATCTTTAGTTTCCATATGTCATCAATCTGTGAGTATCTACCATTAATATAGTGTTTATATGAAGCTTTGCATGCTTTCGGTATGTCAAAAACAAACATTACATGATAAGGATCTGGATCGTATTTGTGTCTAAAGTTTTTAAAAGAACACAAAGCCGCTTCAAATTTTAAGAATATAGCTTCCCCTGAATACCTATACAACAAAGACAGTCCGTCTTTATCTTTAGGAGTTCCTATAAACGCATTAATAAACAAGCGATCCCACATAAACAATTTACGATTCCCTCCAAGAAACGGGAGAGCAAATATACTAGTGCTATTAGTATTAGCATTAATTAAATCGTAACATAACAACTTATGTTCATGGTATCTCGCTATAATGTGATTTACTCTATGAGGAGACTTAGCACGAGGCCATATAGTATCTCCTGTTATTATAGTAAATTCACAATCATCATACGTACAAGTAAGTTTTTCTATTTCCTTATTCTTATTCTTCTTTATCGTACAATTCGTCAAATCTCCTGTTAGTCTAACAGTTCTCCCATTTTGAGGGGTCATTGTTATTTTACCACACGTCACCATCGGATCCTCGTTGTGGTTCTAACTGGGAAACTTCAAGAGCTGGTAAAACAAGTCCTGTTTCACGAGTAATATCTTCTGAGCTTCGTAATAAATATACAAGCCTAAAAGTTTCATGAAATTTAAACACTCCTTCTACCATACCGAATTTTTCTACATACTTTTTAAGAGCAAAGCCTTCAAAGTCTGTAACTCTTGTTTTTAACCAATTGTCAGAAGTTTTACTCCCTACCCCTGGAAGACCAGGAATTCCATCAGTACTATCCCCCATTAAGACCTGTTTCCAAAGAAACTTAAGAGCCTCTTCAGGGGTAGTATGTTGAAAATGTGCTTTTTGGTAATTATAATGCATACCTATACACTGGTAAAGAACATCTTTATCTGGTGAGCATACTATTGTTTTACGATTATCTGTAAAAGAATAATAACACACTAAATCATCTGCTTCTAAAGCAGACAATGCCCAGAATCCATACTTCTGTTTAAGATGAGCTTTTAACGCATAAAAGATAGGAGGCTTTGGACGGCCTTTCCTGTTTCCTTTATATGAAGATGTTACTTTATATCTAAAACAACGTCCTTCAGTCATAAACCCTGCAAACAAGGTAGTATTACATACATCAAGCATATTCTTTATTCTAGCATCTATTCCTTGTATAGCCAACTCAAGAGTAGGCTTATCCATTTCGTAGTATACTAGAGAATCTGCATCTATAAGGCAAATGTTACCATCTTTTGGAAGTCGAGTTACATCAGACATTGGCCGGCAGGTATTCTGCGGCGGTTTTTGCTTCTTTATTCCATTCTGTGATTAGTTCTTCTCTCATTTCTCTCCATTCTTCGTCAGTTTTTGCAGCATAAGTTGAACTATGATATATACTCCCATTCACCCCAGACAAGCTAGAGTGTACAAAGTATTGCTTACATCTTATAGCTCCATCTTCATCATCAGGAACAGCCCCGATGTGCATAGGATCGATAAAGACATTGTGAATCTCCCCACTATACCAAGCGATATACTTAAGACCCCCAACGTGTAAACCTTTTACACAAGATTGATTGTCATCAGTATTTACTTGGCTCCAAGAGTCAAGATAATGAGTACACCCAACACGAATAAAGTGTCCAAGACCTGTACCATTAATACCTTCACAGTGGAAAGCATCTCCTCTATCCCCCATCATAGAAGGTTCAAAGAGTCTTTCTTCTACAGTATCTGGTACACCTTCTGAGTCTATCTCTCCTGTGTTAGGGTTAAACGTACGCTTGTAACGATCAATTTCTTCCCCAGTCTCGGTGTCATACGAATGAAGAACTTCTTTAGAAACTTTATAACCATTAAGAAGCCCTTCTTTAGTAATCTTCATCTGATACATAGTAGCTCGTCTTTCAGCTACTTCTTCAGATAATCCATGCTCTTCCATAAGCTCTGCTTTAAGCTTAGGATGAACATACTTCATATTTACAAAGTTAAAGAACCGGTTAGAGAAATCAGTTCCTTTCTTATCCATAAGAACAGGGTTGCGCAACCAACGAGTCCACATCTTAATGAGCGGTGAGTAATCAACTCCAGCATCAATAGACTCATAAATTCTATCTACTAACGCGAAAGGCATAGGAACTACAGAAACTTTATCTCCTTGTTTAAGGAAAAATTCTTTAGTTACAGGGTTAATATAGATAAGACCATTGGCCCCATCTTCAATAACTTTAGTGTAGTCTACTTGCACGAGATCGTGGCAAGCAGATAAACAGTTATTGTATTCCTCTACAGTTTCCACGCTATTAGCTTTTTCAGCTAATGTTGTTAGTTCACCGTAGAGATCAATGTCCATAGGTACAGAGAATGGTGTATCCCCATATGAACCGACGATGTTATCGTCTATAATACTTACATGTATCATTGGTTATGAATTTATAATTGTGGGTAGCTCAATAGCCAGCTTCCCTTTGGCTTTTAAATAAATAGTTAACTCTCTTGTAAAATCTGAATTGTCTCTTTGGTAAAAGTTCATATCACCTAAGAATATATCTACTTCATCCACAATCTCATCACGTATTGCTGCATATTCTGCAACAGTTTCATCAAAGATGTCAGCTCCTGGTATATCTGCTAAGATAAACAATTCTGCTGATTTAGAGGCAATTAGGGCTTCAGAGTTATCATCATTCTGCACTGACGTACAGTATTCTTGAAACTTTTTTAACCTACTAGCTTGCTCTCTGAATTCAATAAATACATCTTTAAGCTCTAAGCTTCGAATGTACATGTTTTCTCCTTTTGAGTGTACTTCTTCTAGAAATTGTGCTAGATCTTTAAATCTAGGGTCAACTTCATTTAATTTCCACACCCAGTCAGGAGTTTTACCTGCTATCCTGGAATTCATCCAATTTTTTACTTCTTTATTCATAGTATATTTACCTTCACTTGTTACTTGTAGAAAGAAATCTTTTATTGGGTAACAATTAGGATTCTTCTGAACATATTTGATTTTATTCTCTGCAACTCTTAACAGCTGAGGCGTAGTTATAAAAGACAAATCTTCTTTAAAACCTTTAAGATTTGTTCCAGCATAATGTCTACCTAATATTGCAGGTGCTTCATCGTAATAATACACAGCGTTGTTATTAGACCCTCGTGTATCTCCATAACCATCGTAACTACAATTCTGATATACTTGTTCTATTGAAGGAGACTGGTTCCGCATAATTTCTGCAGCTAACTTCATCCACAACTCATCTTCACGAGTACAATAGTAAGTCACACGATCACTAGTCATTACAGTCTTTAGTTTAGGCTCAACTTTATCCCACGTAAGTGTAGAAACTGTTTCATCATCACTTTGACACCAACTGCCGTTATTCCTAAGAGAGAAGGCAACTATGCGCTTTTCAATCATACGTATCTCAGCAGAAGATAAACCTTCAGTAGCCTGTAACTCAGATACTTCTATCTCTCTTTCTTTAAACGCCTCAAGCCATTCATCGTCTGGCTCTATAAGTGAGTAGTCGTTAAATAGTTTTGAAGCCTTACATAGCGGAACCAACAAGTCTTTATTGGCCTGCATCTTAGCTAGCTGAAGCATATCCATGTCATGACTTTGAGCTTTCAACGTAAGAGTATCTAGACTCTTAGGAGTAATAAGCGTAAAAGATCTGTCTTTACCAATAATAAAATGATCTCTTAAGTTATTTCTAGGAGCGCCTTCTTGTCTAAAGTATACTTTATCAAAATCAATATCTGACCAGCTTTCTGCAGGATTAGTTTCAATAGACAACTTACCTCCCTTAACAAGAGCAGTAACTCTAGTAACATTAAAAGCTTTAAACAATCCTTTAGGTCCTGCATACTGTATAGTAGTATCCGAGAACTTAGGCTTCATGTTATTAGTATCAATGATCTTAGAAATCTGACGCAGTGCTGAATTGTCTCCTCTTATAGAGTCAGTCAATACATCTCTGCATGCCTTAATCCATTCTAAGAGATCAGTACTTTGCAGCTGATCTTGTACTAAGTCTACAGCTTCTTCAGCAGCTTGAAATATTAAGTTTTGAACAAAATTCTTAGTGTGCTCATTCCAAATAACTTTCTCACGCGAAGGAGTAACCTCTACACCTTCCTGAAGGACTATCTCTTTACCTGTCTCGTCTTTTAAGACTTGACGCATAGGACATTTAAGACCTACAGAGCCCCACAGTTGTTCCATCTCAAGCTCTCTGAAGTCTACATACCCATAGTTAATACCTGTGGTTGCCCCAGGAGCTTTTACTATTACAATATGAGGTCTAGAGTACATATAGCTATCTGCTACAAGCAAGGAATTAGAATTGTGTATTACCTCAGATAAGAAACTTCTAGGAGATACAAATCCATCTTCATTAATAACTTCAAACTTAACATTGCTTAAGTACATAAGCTGTTCTTCAACAGCTTCCTCAAACCTGTTACGATTGTGTTTCTTAACTCCAAATGAAACTTCAGTGTAGTTTAACTCATTAGTTTCCTCGTAGTGAACTTTAGTCCCATCAGAGAATGTAACAAACGGATTAAACGAAGGCACATTAAACTTAGTAGTATACGGGTAGCAGCTTAACTTAAACTTTTTACCGTTATGCACAGTAGTAATGTTATAGAAATCTACACCTGTAGACAGGGCTACTTTAGCACCTAACCCAAACGCACCGAAGTTCTCAGAAGTATTACGCTTAGTTGAATACCCTAACTCTAGGATACCTTCTAATCGTCTTTCCCCAATCCCAACACCATAGTCTGTTACACTAAACGTATCGCAGAAACCTATTCCTTCGTTTCTTTTATACTTAATGTCTATGTGATTCTTTATCCGGTTAAGTGTTTCTAACTTATAATAAGTAGGATCGAAATTAGAGTCAGTATATGCCTCACCGTTCCTTTCTATATAATAATCTGCACTGGTCTTTTGACCTTTCAATATTTCTACAGCCATCTCCTTCTCCCGCTGTGAATCGCAGGCGTTTGTCACCAGCTCACGTACAGATGAAGGTATAGGGGTAGAATATTGTGTAGACTGTAAGATGTCAAACACCATCTTCTCAGCACCTTTATTGATTTTCTTGGCAACACCACCTGTGTTTGTAGTAACATTGCCGTCAATGGTTCTTATACTCATGATTTAATTTTGTTATATGCAAAAAGCCCTAGCATTAGCTAAGGCTTTTAAATTAATATTTAATACGATTTATAAAACAGTAGCCACTGGAGACATAAGCTCCAGTATTTCCGCAACTGTAGTTATATTTTGTCCTTGATTTCTAGGGACAAATAACACAGGCGGATCTTCTTGTTTCATTAGCAGATCTAAGAACATCTTCCACTTTAATGGGAAACGTTCGTTCGCATACCCTTTACATTCTATAACCCACTTACCATGTGGATCTACAAAATCAGGGGTATACGTAATATCTCGAACTTTATGTTTAAGCTTATCTTGATAACCTGTCTTACCATTATCTTCATATCTACTTACAGGATAATGAAACCCTTTTAATAGTACATACTTATGCTTTTCATAATCAGCTGCAATACCTGCATCCTTTAGCATACGATAACAATGAGCCTCTAGTTTAGAACGGAATTTGATCCCGTCCACTTCCGTTGGCTTCGACTTTATCTTTGCGCCTCTCTTGGCTCGTCCTTTCCACGTTCTTGATGACATTCTGTGCTTCTTTTAAACTGTGATGTTTTACTAAGTCTGATATATCCTTTGACTTATACTTGTCAGGAATACATAGATTTAATAACCCAAACTTACGACAAATTTTCTTAGCCATCGTTTGTCCAGGATTACTGGACTTGTGATAGTCATTGTCGTAAAGTACAATTACTTCTTTGAAGCGCGTTTGAATTTCCTCAATGGTTTGGTCGCTTGGCATAAGCATTTCTGATTGTAAAGCAATGGATGGATAACCAAGCATCGCCAAACACATGATATCCTTGAGGGAACTTGTGAGAAATATTTCCCCACCAGTCTTAGGAAGTTGATTATAGCCTTGAACGCAGCTACTACCCACGTTAGAACTCCATTTAAAATCTGCTTCAAGCGGACGATAAATCTTATAACCGCAGTCAAAGCGGTAACGATAGCTGATACTACCACACGAAAAACGTTTTTCATTGATCCAATAATGTGTTATAGGTAAAACATCAAATATACAAAGAATCCGTTTACTTATATTAAACTGTTTCCAGAAAGTAGCGTCTTCTTTATCCCAATTTCTAAGTTTAACTTTAATAGCAGCAGGTACATGCTCTACTAACGTTGGTTCTTCTTCCATCTTTGGTACAGCCCGTGGTATATGTACACCACCAGAAAGCCCCAAATTAAAACTCCCATCAATATGCCTAAGTGTTTCACGAAAATTTAATTTATATTTATAACTAATATATGAGAAACAATCAAAACTATGTTGTTCAGGGTAACCAAAGTCTGTGTAACGTAATCTACCGTTAATCAGAGCTATAGAGACTGTAGGATTATTATCCTTGCGAAGATCACTTTTAAACTTTTTATTAAGTTCTTGAAAAGTAGAGCAATAGTATTTAAATATCTGGTACTCAGATACTTTACTAAGTAGCACATCTTTTGTTAAGCTATCTTCGCTGTGTCTTGTATGTATCATAGTAAATAAAAAGAGGTGCGCTAGTTGTCTAGATCTATCTTAATAGGGAATACCCATACCTCCTATATTATTTATAACCAATCATTAGTAACTGGGGCTGCAGCACCTACAACTTCTGCCGTAGGGGTTACAACTTCAGGACTATAACTCTGTAAGAGTAGATCAGCATTGTACTCAGCGTTAAACGTACCATACTCATCATTTAATGAACGCACAAACACATCATCACGCTTAGGCTTCAGTCTGCCAAAGTAACGATTATATGTTTGCTGGTACTTACCATCTTTAACCCCAAGCATAACTCGAAGCTTGTTATCTACTAACGAAGCTGATAAATCCTTCAGCTCTTTTACATTGCCTTTGACAATCTCATCAATAGTTTCAAAGTAACACTCTCCATCGCTAGGAATATTAGCCCAAGCTTTTATAAAATTGATAAGAGTTTCTTCACCGGGGTACGTACGACGTATACCGTCAGTCTTAAACCAATCAGGTGCAGACTCAGGTTTTGTAGCCCAAGTTACTTGTCCTAAGTTATTAGTAATCTGAAATTTCCCAGTCTTAGATGCAGGACGAACCTCATCACCGATAAGAATTTCTACCTTAGTGCTAAAATCATGCTCGTCATTCTTAATCCAGAATACGATTTTATTTTTAACATTATCCCCAAGCTGAATACCTGTATAATTAGGTTCAGTCTTCATTTGAATCCCAAGAGAATTGAGTTCCGCAAGATTAGGGTTAACTGCGATTACAGATACAGGTGCAATACCTGTGAATAGGGGAATACCTCCCCCGCTTACTTCCTTGTCGGAAGAATTAGATTGAATAGCCATTAGTCTTGAATTTCTGTGTTATATGAATTATTATCTCCTTTGTGATCTAGTCCCTCTTCTACTCTTGTTTGGTTGTCCCACCCTCCTGAGTTTGGGAAGCTTTGAACATCTACAACTGCAGTTACATTTTCTGTTTCTACAGGAATAGAAGTTTGATTAACATCTACAGTATCGTCTATAAGTTGCACACGTATTACTTGGTGCTTCCTAACTCTAAGCTTACTTAGTTTAGGATGAGAAAATACCATCTTTAATTCTGCTGTAGTTAATCCGTATTTCTTACGTATACCTGCACGGTCTATACCGTTACCGAGATCTATTATTATCTGGGACACCGTCAAAGTTTGGGGTGTTTCTTCTTGAGTTACCTCCGGGGTAACCTCTACTCTTGCGTCAAATGACATGTTTAATTAATTAATCGATAAAAATATTTGTCCACTCCAATTCAGCATCTAATCCTCTTAGATGCTCACAACGTGAACCTGCTGTGTCGTCGTTTGTTGAGTCAAACGAAATCTTAGTTGCATTATCTCCCCTGTACACATAACCGATAGCGTCAGAGTTTGCACATGCAATTTCTCTTAGTTTACCAGATAGTGACAAATCGTTAGCTTTAACCTCCTTACCATTCTTAGTTAGGTACTTGTCTTTCAAGTGACCTACAAAGATGACATGAGGAGCCAACTGCGATAGACGATTAAACCATTTCATAAAAGCCCTACGTAAATACAAGTAGCCTGCCCCATTAGGGAGAGTTAACACAGATAAACCTTTATTGTCTTTATCAAAGTTTTTACCCATCGGGGTAAGTCTGTATAACTGTTTAGCATCTTCTTCACACCACACCTCAAGTTGAGTAATAGTGTCAATAGCAATGTATTTATAAGGTTTTCCTTCGCTAATAATAGCCTTCCCAATCTCAGCAAGCTCAGCGAGGGAGTTTGCTTTAACCTTAAGAGCGTTTACCATGTCAGACCCATCTTCTAGGTCAATGATAAGACAACCCTCAAGTTCTGAGAGAGACGTGGTCTTCCCAATCTTGGGAGCACCATATATAATCATGTTTTTTGGTGATTTGCGAGACGCTTTAATCACATCTGTAGGTAGTTCCATCAGTTAAAGGAGTTATAATTTAGTTTATAATAATCAAACCAATGAGCTACTGACTTCTTAACAGTTTTAGTAGCAGGTTTAACACCTGTTTCTCGTTTCTTTTTTAGAGTCGCTCTACGACTTAGTTTCTCTTTCATTAATTGTAAATGTTGATAAATCTGTTTCAAATGGTATCATACCTAATAACCCATCTCTATTCTTTTCAATATGCACTGCCATCAACCCTACAGGGTCTTCATCGCAATACTTATCAGTAATTCCATATAAATCATACGGACGTTGTAGCATCATTACTACATGTGCGTCCTGACCAATAGAATCACCCCCAAATAAATCTGTTAATAAAGGTTGATACTGCTGTTTAGCTCTGTATTCCTGCTCAATATTTCTATTAAGCTGGGACAAGAGTATAGTAATGCACCCCATCTTAGCCTGTAAGAACATACAGGACTTAGATAATACATTAAGTCTTTGTAACTCTGTCTCTGCTTTACCAATAACTAGCCGAGAATGATCAATAAGATTAATAACACGAGCACCAGGGTGACGTGTAAATACCTCTTCATTAATCTTTGTAATCGATTCCATATCTTTAGGTATGGAGCAGAAGTATATAGGATATTTCTTATACTTCTGTACTGCATTTATATATGCTTCGTATTTATCCTTCGAAAGTTTCTGTTCTACAGATAGTAACTCAAAGGTTTGAAGCTTGGTGTCCTTAGAGCCAGCTCTTAATATTTGCTGTTCCCCAGGCATCTCAAAGCTCCAATACAATACAATCATTTCTTTCCCTATATTCTTATCTAAAACGTCAAAGATTAATTGGTTTGAGAAAGCTGATTTGCCTACACCGGGCCGTCCTGCTACAACATACATCTTACCAGGCTGCAGTCCGCCCATAAGATTTCTATTCAGTCTGTCCCACTTAGTAGGGAATATAGAGCGTCTGCCCTGCATCCCTGTATTAACGTCTCTAATAGAACGTTCAACTGATTTAGAAATGTGCCGCAATGCAGAGATATTAGTAATATCATAGCTTACGTGTGATTCTTCTTTGCTCTTCGGGAGATCCTTCATGTTCTATGTCTTCATATTTCTCCCATGTATAGTTATTTATCCAAGTAGGAAGCATCTGCATCCAACCCAAGGAGTCAGAAGACTTCCTTAGCACTAGTTCACTCTGTAAATTTTTGATTATTCTATCGTGGAGCATTTTACTACCATTGAGAATCTTTTTATATTTCTCTTTAGCTTTGTCATTGGCTTTAGCGTGTGCATCTTTAGCACGTAATACCCGCGTATTTCCATTGTTATATACTCTAATAGGAAAGTGGGAGAGAAGCTCAGACCATAGTTGATCGAAAGAAGTCTGGAATAAATCCAAGAATTTCTGTCGTATTATATGGTCTTGAGTCTCCTCCCCCAGCTTTATTAAACCTTTGGTTTGCAGAGAGTTTGTGTTTGGTTGAAGTTCTAACTTTTCTATTAAATCATAACACTCACTATACAAGAGATACAAATATAAGAAATCATCTGCAGTTATCCCAAATTTTTCAAGAGTTTCTGTATTAATTTCTAATATCATATCAATTATTTAAACACTACGGTTATCTCTGTACCTTTTACTGTTATAGTCATGTTATCTGACTGTCTCATTAACCCAATTAAAGAATCTTTAAATGGGATAATTGGTACTGGAGTCTTTGTAATAAAACTACCAGGATTACTCTGTTTATCTCTTCTAAGCTTTTGCATAGTCTGAAACTTACTTCTAATTCTAAGAGCAGTCATATTCTTCAGTGCTTCCGTAGAAAACATACTTTTAAAATCAACTAAAAGTTCTTTAGCTGTTTCAATTTGTACAGTCTTACTAGATCTGTACCTACTGAGGATCATGTCCTCCATCTTTTTAGTGTATTTAACATGCATTGTTAAAATGTGTTGTGAGATCTATGTCTCGGTTTATATTATTTAAATCTTTAATAGCATTGTTAAGCCATTTCTCTTCTTGAGAGTCTTTAACATAGAGAATGTATATTTTCCCTATTTTATCTTCGCTTTTACGAAGTAATCTACCAATACGCTGAATCATAGGAAGAGCCTTACTGTCTAATCCTACAATAACCCCAATACCCACATTAGGGATATTAAAACCTTGATTTAACGCTTTAGTAGAGCAGAGCACACGACAGTCTCCTTCTGTAAAACACTTAAGTATTTCTACTCTTTGTTTAGCTGTCTTCCCAGAATGATATGATATACCCTCTGTTGCTTCAGCCATTTCATCTGCAAAAGAATTAGTACCACCAAAGGTGAGGATTTTCTGGTCCTCATGATGATCTACAATTCGCATTGTATCTGTAATTTTAGATGCAGCATGTTGTACAACTTTCTTTCTCCCACGTATAGAATTCATAAACTGTGCAGCTAAGCCTTTGTTACCTCCAGCTGTCCCAGCTAAAATTGCTTGAGCCTTAGTGAAAGCATCATAACCCCCAAGTGCCATCTTCATCTTAACAAAGAGCTTCTGATACCCATCGTACTCAGCTTTCTCTTCGTTTGTTAAAGGCACCCCAAAGCAATATATCTGATATTCAGCAACATACCCATTCTTAACACACTCATCCAAGCTTATCTTGTATATAGGTGGGGCAAGATTGATAAGAACTTGACGATATTCAGGTTCTTCAGGTAATGTAGCTGTCATGCACAGTATCCTATCGTAGGTGTTCTTAGTAAAGAATTCCCTGTATATAGGAGATAAGCCTAAATGTATCTCATCACATAATACAATGTGATAATGTTCACCCACAAACTTATGCGCAGACTGATAGCATATTATCTCTACCCTGTCCAAATACAGTTCAAAGCCCCATTTAATGAGCTCTTCTTTAAACTGATCTTGTAACTGTATAGTAGGGACAAGCACTAATGCTTTGGCTTCCTTATCTGTGTTCTCTTCTAAAGAATGCCCAATTGCAAGCACACCAACACGACTCTTCCCAAATCCAGTAGCAGCAATAATACTGCCCTTGAATCTAGCTTTTGCCCATTTGTTAAGTGCTTCCGTTTGAGCTTTATCTCTAGAAGTTGATGCAACCTTATTCATAATCTTGTTTTGTATAGTGAGACTCAAGGATTTCCTTTGCGAGTTCCTCTAACATAATCTTTTCATCAAGATCATATTTCAACGGCTCAAAGTTTATTTCTAAGAAGTTAATACTTGCTCTTTCCCCAGGTGTATCATAATCACCTTCGGAACCAGAATTAACTTCGTATTTTATTGTCGCTGTCAAGAACCCTAAGTCGGAGTCTATCTCGACCTCCCATGTTAATTCTTTCATTTTCTATTATTTTAATGTTTAATTTAATGACTTGTCTTCGGAGATAGTTCATCTCATTTCTAAGATTATCCTGCTCCATTTTAATACGTTCAACATCAAACGTTAACGTTGGATCTGAATTACTCATTACTATTTAATTTAATTACATGTGCTAAACACTGTTTTTAACTTCACGCATTCCCCTGTTGAGGCTTTCTCCTTGCCCTTCTAAGGCATTTAAAAGAACTCTAGTTCTACGTTGAAGGTTTCGAAACTGATCTTGTAATCTTTCTTCATCTCGCACACTTTTACTGATCAAGAAAGTTCCACTGACTGCAGAGTATAGTCTCCTATATTCCGTCTCCCCCATGTGGATAGGGTGTTGTTTTTCATAATATATTACGCTCGAATGATCTTTGTCTATAACCTTACCTACTTGATAGCAGGTAAGTCTAAGATGCTTACGCATCACATTAACTAATATCTTTCTTGCATCTACTAAATGTCTACTTCGTTTAGTAGATAATATTTGAGTGTATGTAATACCTGTTATAATTTGTACAGATTCTATTACTTGTTCTACATCACCTTGTAGCTGTTCATTTAATTCTTCTGATGCTACTCCCATTATGTTTGGTTTTAATATGTTAATAAATAATGTACTCTCGCTGGGACTCGAACCCAGGACCCTCTCATTAAAAGTGAGATGCTCTAACCAGCTGAGCTACGAAAGCATATACTACTGCAATTCTTTTTCAATAGTATCATCTATAGCTTGTATAACTTTGTTTACTAGTATACTTACGTCATTAGCTACTTCTACTGTTAATACTTTATCTAATTCCTTAGACATAACATTAATACTGTGTCTCATCTTATGTTTAAACCGTGTTTCTCCTACGGTCTCATCTAATAGCTCTTGCAGTAATAATGCTGCGGCAAATATTTTCAATTCTAAATTATCTTGCTTCATAATTGTCCCATTGAATTTGATGAAAAGTTTGCACACCCTGTTTTAGGGTCTCTTAACTCCATATATTCCCCACATTCACATTGAACGTCGTGTCTTACTTTACCATCAATCATTTTAATGGTAACACCGTCTTGAGATTTTTCCGCCTTACATGACGGACATATAAAATTAATCATCTTCTTCCCCAGTTATAAATTCACAATGTTCTAAACAGTCAGGGCATATACCCATCTCAGTCTCTATGGTACTTATTCCACAGCAGTCACTAAATAATTCTTCTTCCATTTTATTTAAATTTTAGTTCACTTTTCGTTATACTATTAGGTGAGTTTATTCACTTATTGTATTCTTTAATAAATTCTACTACTGCTTGGTATACGTCCTCTATATCTATTGTACCTACTGCGTTGTATATAGCATCCCACTCATGCTCATCCTCCCCTTTTGTTAAGCACTCTTGGACTACGGGCATCAACCAATCCCATGATGTGTCCCATTTATAATAAGAATCCTTTTCTACCCATAATCGACCATGTAATTTATAGTCATCGTGTATGCTTGAAAGTGTTGGTCTTTCCCAAGCCTGACCTCTGTTACACTTAGTTAATTTATACCCCATAAATTCTGCTATTAGTTTATTGTTCTCCATATAATCCATTTTTAATATCTTTTTCTAATTGAACATTGTGTTCTTCAATAAATTCTACTACTGCTTTGTGTACAAGTGGGAGTGTATTATAGAAACTGACGTCAAGCAATTGCTCAGGTACACCTTCGTACTCTTCCTCTATCTTCTGTACTACGGGGATTAACCAATCCCATGAGGTGCGATACTTTGAATACTTAGCAATACCCTCTATTACTTTCTCTTTGCTATCTTCCGTTATGTAGAAGAATGGGGCATCACTCCAAGAGTGTATGTTACCCGCAATGGAGTCTAATGATATCTCATCATGCACCCCCATAAATTCTGCTATTAGTTTATTGTCGTCTTTCATTTTATTTTCACTTTTAGTTATGCTATTAGGTGAGTTTATTCACTTTCTGAATACCAATTGATTTCTCTATCTCCATCCATCTCAGTTATAACATGAGTTTTCGTTGTCAATGTTATGTCTTGCTCGGATTTCTTTTTATGCTTTAAACACATTAAGGTTATAAAAACCATATATAGAGTTAGAATAATAATTACTATTCTTACATACCAGTTATATTTAATATTTATTTCTCCCATGTTTTCGAGATATTTGTGTCTGCTTTAAGCAAACCGTTAGGGATAACAACCTTAGCGGCCTTCTCCATTAGTTCAGTCATACGAATAGCCCAATCTTCGGCTACATCTTCACGACATACAGTATCTATTTGATCATGTACAGTCATTACAATTTTCACAGTATCCTTCCAAGACTTTTGAATATCTCTGTGTACATAGACAAGTGCAAGCTTAGTCATATCAGCGCTTGACCCTTGAATTGGGGTGTTTTTAGACGCACGTTCTATACTCCCAAGCTCAATCATCTTACTCTTATCATCATACATTCTAGGATACCAGGTATCAAACCATCTTCTCCTATAAAAAGGAGCAAAGGTCTGTATATAACCATTACGTTTACCGTATGTACCTAGTTTGTTTAGAAACTCTCTAATATTAGGAAACTCTGTAAAGTATTTCTCTATAAGTAGCTCTGCTTCTTTCTTAGATATTTGAAGATTCTCTGCTAATTTGAAAGGGCCCATTCCGTAGGCCAAACCGAAGTTGATTGTTTTGATTTGAGTTCTAAGCTCCTTCCGTGCATCAGCGTCAGCGTCTCTCCACCTGTCCTCAAATACGAGATCCGCACATACTCCGTGTAAATCCATGCCTTTGGAGAGAGCATCAAGCCATACTGGATCTTTACTCCCATATGCGATGACATTTAATTCCTGACTAGAGTAATCACTAGAGACAAAGACCCATCCTTCCTCAGTAATGAAACAGTTTCTAAAGGTATTGTTACTAGGTATTTGTTGCATGTTTGGCTTACTAGAGGAAACTCGTCCTGTATCAAGTATTTGTGAGAAATTTGTATGGACTCTCCCATCTGCGTTGACGTAATTGAAGAACTTAATACCGTATGCGTTAGCAAGTTTGGTGCACTCTTTATATTTAATGTACTCATCTATAAGATTGTTTTTATATCTATATTTATTTAAATTCTTACCGTTTACATCTTCAAGAGATGGTACAAAGTTCTTAAATAATCTAAGCACTTGTAAAGGTGAGCTCCAGTTAATATGTGTACGTCTAAGATCCTTGGGATCTGTAAACATATCTACTTGCATTGGGAGTTTGTACTTGATTAGTCTAGGGTCAGCCGTAACCATTACATCTAACTCTAACTCTTTAACACGAGCTAGTTCTAAATTGTCTTTAGCCATTGCTGTCCACTTATCCTTATCAATAGCTAAGCCTTCGTACTCTACCTCAGCAAATACTTTAACTACTTCGTTTTCGAGACGGGCAGTCTGTTCCAAGTTATACGTTTGTAATAACGGTAACTGCTTCGCCCTGATGTCAAGCAAATAAATAACATCGTTTGCCCCATACGTAATCTGGTCGATAGTATACGGTTGACCTTTGAGTCCGATGAATTTATTTCTCGTCGTCTTGTCCAAAGTAACACCGATGTACCTATTGACACACCTTGCCAATGAGTAACCGTGGTCTTGTTTACCGCAATGAATAACTCTTTCCGTAAGAAACGTATCGTATATTCCTTGAACCTCGATATTAGCCCATCGCTTGATGAACTTATAGTCGAACTTGGCGTTATGAAATATCTTAGTAATCTTTTCATCTTCTAGTATTTGTTTTAATGAGGAAATATCTATAACTCTCGTGTCTATTACATACTGTCTTTCTTTATCCCCTATCTGAAGCATTATCATCTTCTTACAGGTGAAGTCAAAGCCTTCAGTCTCTGTGTCTACCCCAAGAACAGACTTGTCCTTACAATATGACACACACTCTTCAATATCAGCTATTTGAATCTCGTGGGCTTTCGAAAGACTCGTCAAGAGATTTTTCGATCCTACGAATCTTATTTTGTTTGGCTTGTTCATTGTACATATATAAAAGGATTAATCTTGCATCATTAAGAGAGTAGGACTTCCCAAGAAAGTTTACCTCATTTCTATCAGCTTTCTCACTTGTTTTAATAAGCCTGTGTAACACATGCGCTTCATTATCTCTTACAAGCATAGCTATTTGTTTCATTCTACTCATTGTAGTATATATTTTGGTTTATAAATTGTAACCACGAAAGGAATCGAACCTTATACTAGTTTTAATTACTTAATCCTACATCCAATAAGTAATCAAACCCCCTAGTACCTCACCTTATGAGTCGTGGTTATAAAAAAGGGTGAGCTTTTACACTCACCCTTCATAACAACTTAGTATGTATTTAAGACAGGATCTCCCCAGTCTCAACATTTACATTCTGAGCAGCAATGATACCACCTGTTGTTGCAGGTGCATCACTCTCTAGAAATGTATGTGTAGCTTCCCCACTAACAGCTATAGTGTTAGCGAAGATGTACATACCTTGATGGGTGATAAAATCCCCATCCTTACCACGGCGTTTAGCAGCAGTCTCAACATTCATAGCCTGATACTCAGAAGGCTCAGTAGTTTCATTCACTTGAACGTGAAGAACTACATCACCCACTGCAGGGTTTAGAATATTAAGAGCTTTGACACTTCTGCCACGCTCATCCGTAGTATAATCTGAACTTACATCAACCCCTAAGAGTTCGCTCGCATCACTAGGCTCACAAGTAAGCCAAGCTCTACGTGCTCCCCCCGAAGAGAAACGTTCGTCAGATTTGTTAAACATACCCAGTACGTTATTGCTTTGCGAACCTCCTTCGAGACGTTCAGCAATTTCTAACTGGATTTTACCATTAGCCACCTCAATCGCTTGGACTAAGAGGCTATTACCTGGAGTTAAGGTCTCCAAAGAACCTGTATTTAATGTATTTGCCATGATGTTATGGTGTATTACATGTATTTAAATGTTGAGGACTATTGATGGTTGTCCTCTTGACCATAAGAGAAAAGCATCTCGCTCCAAAGAATTACCAAGGGATTAGGGAACGACCCGACGAGATGACTTTAATGTATTATAAGTATGCTGCACAATTGCTATTCTGATTACCGTACGTCGTTGTATGCCCAGTTGTGGTGCAAGACGCAAATAATGTCATAACCATTAGAAGACCGGTTACAAATATGATAGCAGTTGTAATCTTATACTGAGTAGAGGAAGTATTGTTCATGATGTTTGAGTATTAAGTGCTTGAACTATTTCTTCAAGCTTAGTTTCTTCTACATGTAATTTATCTACTTCTTTACGTATCTGAGTAATTCTATTTAATGAACTATCTCTAAGCTCTGCTTGATTAGTAAGATGTTGATTGTAATCCTGTTGGATTGGGGTTAACTGAATGTTTTTAGACATATGAATTGGGTTTAATTAATAATTAGTACACGTAGAGGAGTCGAACCTCATTATTTAAACATATTATGCAACTGTTTAATAATCCATTCACGAACCACCGTGAATTACGTGTAATGTGTTAGCAGTTTGTCTTCATGCTAAGGAATACGACGATGATCACGTCCTTTCTAATGTTTGCCTAAGAATATACTCTTAGGACTACAAGTTTACGTTAGATGAAACCTTCTTGTTAGGTATTGTTGCTTGTTATCTCGCAAGCTACTCTTTGTACGTAGATGGTATATCAACTGAGTGAACTACACTCTTCTACTGTGTCGGCATACTGTTAGTGAGACAGCTCGTTACAACCAATGCATTGATTATAACACCTGTAAAGGAAGCAATACAACACCAGTTTAATACTGTGCAATCATGAGGTTATTAGTCTTCATAGTCCTTGATCAACTAGGATCATCTGAAGTAAATAAGGTTACTCAATGCACATGTATCACTGATGTTGTATCACAATGTGGTACTGAGAGAAGCAATAATTTAAAGTGGAAAGTCTTTAAACTCCCACTTATCTACTACCATAGCTTGCCAATTCTTAACAAAGAATGGAACCTTGATAGTATCACTATAAGTAGAGACTACTACTAAGTCTTTACCTGCTTCCAATTCCCTTTGTAAGAAATCAGAAGGCCAGTTACCTTCGCAATACTTAGTCATATTTCT